CCGCGAAGAGATGGCTCGTGAACACGTAACTCGTGCGGAAGTACGCGCTGATGCACAGGTACTCCTTGACCGGCTCGACCGGCTGGAGCAGAAGATTGACCGATTGGTGAGTCACAATGCCAAGCAAATCGGGTAAACAACATCGTTTGATGGCCTTGGTTGCTAACGACCCGAAAGCAGCCAAACGTATTGGAATCCCCCAGAAAGTTGGGAAGGAATTCATGAAGGCTGACAAGGGTCGCAAATTTAAAGGTAAATAGAAATGCCGAAACTACTTAGAAATCTGAAGGCGAAAATGGACCAGATGGGGGACGGCGCTGGCCGTGCCTTATTCCGTGGCGATGCCAAAGGTCTTGGCCCTCGTCGAATGATGGAAGATGTAGCGGGTCGTGCGATGGCTCGCGCTGGGCAAAGCCCGGTTGGTGTCGCTCCTCCTGTCCGTGCAAACCGTCCGGTCGAACCGGAAATGTCCTACAAGAAAGGTGGTAACGTGAAAGATTCAAAAGCTATGGCTAAGAAAGAGATTGCCTTTATGAAAAAGAAAGGCGCTCCGAAGTCCATGATCAAGCATGAGAAGGCCGAGTACGGCATGAAGAAAGGCGGCATGGCCAAGTCTGGCGGTTCCTACCGCAAAGCTGCTGACGGTATTGCTATCAAAGGCAAGACCAAGGGTAAGGAAGTCAAGATGAATAAGGGAGGTTACTGCTAATGAGCAGCGGCCCAAAAACTCGCGGGGCGTATGGCCCGACAAGTCCGCGTGGTAAAGCTGCAACTCAAAAGCAGGCTGCCGCTATTCAAGCCGTCAAAGATCAAGACATGGCTAAGAAGATGCGCGAGGCTTATGAGAACTTCCAGAAAAGTCCCGAGGCTGACACTATCGGTATGAAGCATGGTGGAAAGGTTAAGAAGATGCGCTCTGGCGGGTCTGCTTCCAGCCGTGCTGATGGTTGCGCCGTTCGCGGCAAGACTCGCGGGAAGATGGTCTAATGATGCCCTCCCGAGGCATGGGTGATATCAATCCCAAGAAGGTGCCGCGAGCAAAGCGGCGCGGGGATAGTAAACCTGTGATCGGGACGGGCAAGCCCATTCGTACTTTCAAGAAGGGCGGCGAGAGCAAGGTCAACGCAGCTGGTAACTACTCCAAGCCCGGTATGCGTAAAGCATTGTTCAACAGCATCAAAAATAGTGCTGTTCAGGGCACGGCGGCAGGTCAATGGTCGGCTCGTAAGGCGCAGTTGTTGGCTAAGCGGTATAAGGAAAAGGGCGGCGGATATACGTCATGAAAGCCCCGCAGCAATCCTTGAAGGCATGGACTGCCCAGAAGTGGAGGACGAAAAGTGGTAAACGATCTTCTGATACGGGTGAAAGATATCTACCAGAGGCTGCGATCAAAGCTCTCAGCCCTGCTGAGTACGCCCGAACTACCGCAGCCAAGCGAAAAGGCAAAGCCCAAGGCAAGCAGTTCGTCGCCCAGCCCAAAGGCATCTCGCAGAAAACCCGTGCGTATCGTCAAAGGGGCAAGTAAGAAGTGACTGAGCCACACGACATCGAAATGTTCAAAGAGCAGGTTCAGGCCGAGTTAAATCGGCTTGAAGCCAAGGCGTCTGCGAAGACTGTTGCTGGTAAAGCTATCGGCAAAGACGGCCTGAAGTACATTACGGCTATCGTCGTTATCGGTGTTGTTTCTAGTCTCTTCTTGGACAACGACAAGATTGCCGCCGTGATGGGCTTGCTTGGCGCGTCTTTGACTGCGTTGATTTCGATGCTGAACGGGATTGCAGGCACGGTTGAGAAAGAAGAGAAGCCTGAGTTTGCAGTTATTAACGAACTCATCAAGAAGCTCGATAAGCTGGACCGAAAGGAACAGCCGATGCGGGTTGATGTAGAAGGCGATCATGTCACCGTCACCAAGGGTGACGACGTAGTGACAGCGAGGAAGTAATGGCTGACAAGACTACAGCTACAACCGACTTTAACCTCGACCTCAACACGATCATTGAAGAGGCGTACGAGCGTTGCGGTTCTGAACTGCGTACGGGCTACGACTTCCGTACGTCAAAGCGTAGTCTGTCGCTTTTGCTGATGGACTGGGCTAACCGGGGTATCAACCTCTGGACGCTGGAGCAAGGTACTCACACCCTGACTTACAACGTCGGTACGTATGATCTGCCGGTGGATACGGTTGACCTGCTTGATCATGTGATCCGCACTGGCTCTGGGACGAATCAGCAGGACATCAATATCAGCCGTATCTCGTCCAGCACCTACGTGTCGATCCCGAACAAGAACGCGACGGGTCGCCCGATTCAGATTTGGATCAATCGTCGTACGGGTGCGACAGGCGCTGATAACGTCGTGGTCTATCCGCAGTTCACGGTATGGCCGAAGCCGGACAACAGCACGACTTGGACCCTGTATTACACGCGCCTGCGTCGGATGTTCGATGTGGGTAACGGCGTCAACGGACAGGATATCCCGTTCCGGTTCTTGCCCTGCATGGTTGCAGGCTTGGCTTATATGCTGTCGATGAAGATCCCCGGTGCAGAGGCGCGTACGCAGATCCTGAAAGCCCAGTACGACGAGGCTTGGGACTTAGCGGCTGGCGAAGACCGAGAAAAGGCGGCGGTGCGGTTTGTACCACGTGAGAGTTTCTTGGGTGGCTACTAATGCCAAACAGGTTTGCAAGTGGCAAGAACGCAATCGCCATGTGCGACCGATGCGGGTTTCAGTACAAACTGAAGCAGCTAAAGTCGATTGTGGTGAAGACCAAGAACGTGAACATCTTGGTCTGTCCGGAGTGTTGGGAGCCTGACCAGCCTCAACTCTCGCTTGGTCTGTATCCTGTGGACGACCCGCAGGCTCTACGGAACCCAAGACCGGACACGAGTTATTTTGCGGTCGGTAATGACGGTGCTAATGGTAGCCGTCAGATACAATGGGGTTGGGCACCGGTCGGTGGGTCTAGAGCCTTCGATGCGGAACTAACTCCAAACACACTGGCCCCGGCTGGTGAAGTAGGAACGGTGACGGTCGTTACGACCTAGGAGATTGAGATGGCAAAGAGCAAACTTGAAAAACACGCAGAACTTCCGGCGAGCAAGGCTCATGGTCCGGGTCGAGTTAATCTTCGTGCTGGCGGCAAGACCAACAGCGAGATGAAGAAGTACGGTCGGAACATGGCGAAGGTGATGAACCAGCGCAGTCCGGTGCGTAAGTCTTCTGGCCCGAGGTAAGTGCCATGAAAGAATTAAATCCCGGCAAAATTAGGCCGAACACCGACTCGACGGGGCGTAATGGCTACCCGGAGAAGGATGTGAACAAGGGCGTCACCCACATGGATATGAAGGGTGCTGGTGCTGCTACGAAGGGCAAAAAGTTCGTGTCGCAGATCAACCTTGAGAACAACGCTAAATACAGGTCAGGCTGGTCGCCGTGAATTACACGCAGCTTTCACAAGCAATTCAGGACTACGTTCAGTCCACGGAAACTTCTTTCGTGGCGAATATCCCTTTGTTTGTGCAGCTTGCTGAAGAGCGGATTTATAACTCCGTTCAGATCCCGGCGATCCGTAAGAACTCGACTGCCACGATGTCGATTGGGAACAAGTACATGGCCCTCCCGTCTGACTGGCTTTCGACGTTTTCCTTGGCGGTGTTCAACCCGTCCAATAACGAATACACATACCTGCTGAATAAGGATGTGAACTATATTCGTCAGGCGTACCCGGACGCAGATGATACTGGGCTGCCCAAGTATTACGCGATTTGGGACGACAACACGATGATTCTTGGTCCAGCACCGGATATCGCGTACACGGCTGAACTTCACTATTACTACTACCCAACTTCGATTGTGAATGCGGGGACGTCGTGGGTCGGTACTAACTTTGAAACTGTTCTGCTCTACGGATCACTCCGCGAGGCATATATCTACCTCAAGGGTGAGCAGGACATGATGAACTACTACGAGCAGAAGTATCAGGAAGCAATCCAACAGTTGATGAGACTGGGTGACGGCTTGAACCGTCAGGATGCTTACCGTTCTGGTCAGGCCAGAATGCCGGTGACTACGTGATGTTTAACGCGGAAGCTCAACTTGGACAGGTATTTGTGCAAACGACAGAACATCGTGGGCACACCGTAGAAGAAGTTGCAGAACGTGCGGCTAACCGCATACTCAGTGCCGACTCAAAGGAAGCACTGCATTATTGGCTGATAAAATATCTGACCGAAGCTCAACAAGCCGAACGTCAGTCAATATGTAAGAAGTTGGATCAAAAGGGTTATGCGGAAATCGCACACTTAATTGGAGACCTCTAATGGCTATTTCACAAGCAATGGTGACTTCGTTCAAGGTCGAAATCCTTGACGGGGTACACAACTTTGGCTCGGGCGTGATTCGCGCTTCAACGGCTGCGGACGTATTTAAGCTCGCGCTGTACACCTCGTCGGCCACTCTTGGCGCTTCGACCACGGCGTATACGACTTCGGATGAGGTTTCCTCGTCTGGAACGAACTACCCCGCTGGCGGTTTGACGCTGACGATCTCGCAGGTTCCGACCTCGACGGGTACAACGGCGTTCTTGGACTTTGATGACCTGACGTTCCCCAGTGCTACCCTGACTGCCAACGGTGCGTTGATCTACAACGAGACTCAAGGTAACAAGGCTGTGGCGGTACTGGCGTTCGGTGGAGATAAAACCTCTACCGCTGGTAACTTCACGATTCAGTTCCCTGCCGCTGCCGCTTCGACTGCGATCCTGCGTATTGCTTAATCGGGGGTTTATATGGCCCTCGTACTTGCGGATCGCGTCCTAGAGACGACGACTTCCACTGGGAGTGGGACGATTACCCTTGCTGGAGCAAAGCCGGGGTATCAGTCTTTTGCTGCTATTGGTGACGGCAATCAAACCTACTACACGATTGCTGTAACAGGCGGTACTGAGTGGGAAGTTGGTGTTGGAACCTACACATCTTCGGGCACTACGTTGTCCCGAGATACCGTGTTGTCGTCTAGTGATAGCGGGAACAAAGTCACGTTCTCTGCTGGCACCAAGGATGTATTCGTAACGTACCCGTCAGAGAAATCGGTAATTGGAAATGTGTTTCAAAACGAAACTACGTTCTCAATTCCGTATTTGATTGAGTCGGGCAAGAACGGACTATCGGTTGGTCCAATCACTATTACTGCCGGTAACTCGGTGGTAATTACCGCTGGTCAACGCTGGGTAGTTGTATGAGTGTTATCTCTGTAGGAACTGGGGTTACTACCGGGCTTGTTCTTGAGTCCGACACCACAGGCAATTTGGTTATCAAAACCGGTGCTTCTGGTGTTACTGCCGCTACGTTTAATTCTGGCGGCACAGCGGTTATCGGCAATTTGTCGGTTACAAGTTTTACGCTATCTGGCGGGGCGCTTCCAGCAAGCTCTGGCGGTACTGGGCTTACTTCGACTCCTACCAACGGCCAACTGCTGATTGGTAATGGCACTGGGTACACACTAGCCACGCTGACTGCTGGTAGTGGGATTACAGTAACCAATGCAGCAGGTTCGATCACTATTACCAACTCCAGCACTGGCGGTGCTCAAGATTTCATCGTCCAGTCGTACGGGATTGTTTGAGGAATAAATCATGGCTACTACCGCACAATACGCAGCAACTCCTAGAAGTGCTCTTGCACAAGTATCTACCGCAAACACTAACCGGGATGGTACTGGCACTATCGTTACAGTTTTTACGGCTGGTTCAAGTGGGTCTCGTGTAGACGACATTTGGGTTGTTGCCACGGGAACAACCACGGCAAACGTAGTTCGTTTGTTTTTAAACGACGGAACTAACACTCGCTTGTGGAGAGAAATTATTGTCCCTGCAATAACCCCAAGCACTTCAATTGCCGTGTTTAGTTCAGCCTTATATGAACAGGCTTTGATTTTGCCAAACGGTTACTCGCTTCGTGCAAGCACAAACAACGCAGAAACCTACAATGTGATGGTAACTCGCGCTGGTGACTTCTAATGAATAAGGGTACCTACGCTGGACTTAGTAATCCGGGGTTGGAGCTTGTTAGCTCCATGCCAAACAGACTTGAACGAGTCATAATTAGTTCAACAACTTTTTATGCGCCGATAACGGGTAACTACGTAATTTTTGCTGTAGGTGCAGGGGGCGGTGGCGCATGTTGGGCAAGTGCTGGCGGTGCCGGAAACCCTAGTTCTAGAGCTACTGGTGGCGGAGCAGGCGGTCTTGCTGTTAAGTCCGTATTTCTAAATCGTGATTCTGCTTTGGCGATAACAATTGGTGCAGGTGGCGCAGCGGCGGGAGCTAATGCAAATGGTACCGCTGGTGGTAATACGCTTGTAAATGGTTCTGGTATTGCTTTGTTTGCTGGCGGTGGTAGCGGTGGGGTTGGTGGGCGCGACGCTGGAACTTCTACTGGTGCTACTGGCGGAATAGCCAATGGTGGTGATTGGAATTTCCAAGGCGGTCCCGCTGGAAACGCTATTTCATCAAATGCAAACCGTTCTTTTGCTTTTTCAGGCGGTGGAGCAGTAGCGTGGTTAGGAACCGGATTTGCTGGCGGTATTGCTAATTGCAATCACTCTGGAGGCAGTACTAGCGATACTAATATTGCTGCTAGTGGTGGTGGCGGTATTGGTGGTCGAGGTGGAAATGCTGTAGTTAGCTCCGGTTCTGTGCTCAATGCTTATAGCGGCGGTGGCGGAAGTATTGGTGATGGGGCTGACATAGATAATTCAACCGGTGGCACCACTTTAAATGGAGCAGGGGGCGCTGGGTATTCCATTACCGGTAATAACACGGTTGCTGTTTGGTCACTTCTTTTCTTGCCGGGGGCAGCGACAAACGGTAGTCCAACTTGGACGCAGGCTCAAAACTCTGGTGCCGGTGCTGGTACTGGCGGTAGTCCTGATGACGTTGCAGCCGGTATTTTTGGCGGTTGTGGCGGTACTGGCGGTATTGGTAATAGTCGAGCCGGTCGCGGCGGTGGCGGTGGCGGAGCAAGAACTACGAATGCAACAGCCGGTGGTAGCGGTCTAGTCCTTATTACGTGGAGCGCCGCATGATTTACGAAATACTTAACGATGCTGGCGAAGTCATCAACACTATTATTGCGTCACAAGAATTTGTGGACGCGGAGTATCCGGGGCATTACCGGTTGGTTGGTCCTGAACCGGCCCCACTTACACCGCCTGTATTGCCAATCATCACCAAGTTGGCGTTTCGTTACCGCATGACCGACCAAGAGTACGTCGGTATTCTTACGGCTGCTAAAACGGACGTTGAAGTAGCTGCATGGATCGAAACATTTAACATGGTCAGCCAAGTAAATTTGGATGATCCGCGAACCAAGTCTGGTCTGGACATGATGGTGTCCAAGGGACTTTTAACTGAGCAACGCGAAACAGAAATTCTCACTGCGCCGGTACGAGAAGACGAGCGCCCGTAGGAGTAGATAATGCCTAGTACAATTAATGCCGCTGTTGGCGGTATCGTATTAAGTTCCGACTCTTCGGGTGCGTTAAACATCCAAGTAGGCGGTGTCAACGCCATTGAGATTGGCGCTAGTGCTAGTGTTGTTATCAGTAATCTAACTCTTCCGACCAGCCTCACTTTGACGACGCTAAATGCAACGTCGGCTAGTATCACTACGTTGTCGGGTACGACGGCTACTTATACATCTGCCAATATCACGACTGTAACCGGCACTACTGGTACGTTTACTACCGCTTCAGATGGTGTTGGAAACCTTCGTAATATTCCATCAGCCGGTGCCGCTAAAACATCCGAGTACACACTCACGATTTCTGACATCGGTGAGTTCATCACGATTGGTACTAGCGGCAAGGTGCTTGTTCCAAATAACACTTTTGCAACTGGTAATGCTATTTCTGTCTACAACGACACGACTGGTAGCGTCAGTATCAATATCAGCACGACTACAGGTTATGTGGTTGGTACAAATACCAATCGAACAGGCGTGACGCTTGCGACCCGTGGTATCGCTAACATTCTTTTCATCAACCCGTCTTACTGCATCCTGTCTGGCAATTTGACATGAGCGGATTGCAGCAACTTTTTATTGGCGGTAGTTACGGACTCGCAGTCCCGCCTGACGTTGAATATCTTGTTGTTGCGGGTGGTGGTGGAGGTGGCGACGCTAACGAATCTGGCGATACCACAGACGGGCAGTTTTACTACGGCGGTGGTGGTGGTGCTGGTGGATATAGAACCGCAACAGGCTTTGCCATTACCAAAGGCACGACTTACACCGTTACGGTTGGCGGTGGCGGCGGCAGAGGCGGTGCAGGCTCAAACTCCGTATTCAGCACAATTACTAGCACTGGCGGTGCAACCCACACGCTAACAGGCGGTAGCGGAGGTGGCGGACTTACCGTTGTCACATATAACGGTGGGTCGCGTTCAACGACCATATATGCAGGAGGGGCAGGCACATCCGGTCAAGGTAATGCTGGCGGCGCGAGTTTCGGTGCATCAAGCACCTTTAATAATGGCTATGGCGGCGGCGGCGGCGGTGCAGGCGAGGCTGGAAATACTGATGGTGCTGGTCAAGGCGGAGACGGTTTAGAAACGTCTATTTCTGGCACCGCAACTTATTACGCTGGTGGCGGTGGCGGCGGAGCGTCTTCAACCATACGCGTTGGCGGTCTTGGCGGCGGTGGTAGTGGCGCTGTTGCTGGAGTGGATGGGCCAAACCCCGGATCAATTAATACAGGTGGTGGCGGTGGCGGTGGCAGTATTGGAATCGGTTACTACGCTGCTAGAGAAGGCGGTTCTGGTATTGTAATTATTTCGTACTCCACTGCGTTTGCAGAAGCAGCTTCTACTACTGGTTCTCCGACATACACCGTTTCTGGCGGTAATAGGATTTATAAGTTCACTGGTTCAGGCTCGATAACTTGGTGACGTAAATAGATGCTTGGCTTTAGCCCATTTGCAGCGAATCCCTTTGCGGCAGTTATTGCCGGGGATCAGATTGTTAATGTAACTGGGGTTGAAGCCACCGGTCAGGTTGGGTCTGTCCTTGTCGTTGCTAATGCCACTGCATCTATTACTGGCCTTGAAGCCACGGGCGAGACAGGAACGGTCTTTGTCGTCACCGATCAAGTTCTGGCTGTTACAGGACTTGAAGCAACTGGTCAGCTTGGCAATGTTGTAGTTGTCGCAGAAGCTAACGCAGTCACTACTGGTGTTGAAGGTACTGGCGAGACTGGCGATGAAATCGTCATCGGCACAGCCGTTGTTATTGAGGACGGGGTTGAAGGTACCGGACAGGTCGGTACGGTTACAGTATTCATCACCTTTGCTATTGAAGTAACCGGGGTAGAGGCTAATGGATTTGTCGGAACGGTTACGGTCGCTGCCGATGCTTCATTTGCTGTCACAGGCGTTGAAGGTACTGGCGAGACTGGCACGGTTCTAGTTGCTGCTAATGCCGATGTCTTTGCTGTTGGGGTTGAGGCTAACGGTCAGGTCGGTAACGTAAATGTTGCCGGTATTGCCAACGTCCCGGTCACTGGGGTTGAAGCTACAGGCGAACTTGGCTCTGTTACTGTTGCTATTGGTATTGATGCCCTCGTTACTGGGGTGGCAGGCACAGGACAACTTGGCACAGTTACAACTACGGCTGGGGCGATTGTCTTTGTTACAGGCGTATCGGCCACGGGTTCTGTGGGTGAAGTCACTGTTTGGGGTAAGATTATCCCCGTTCCGACCGGGCCGTGGACACCAATCCCTGACCCGTCATCGTCAACATGGACTCCGATTAATACGGGCGATGCGGATATTTGGACGCCCATAGCGGCGTAGAGGCTTAAAAAATGGCTACTACTTATTCAACCAATCTTGCTCTGACTCTTCAGGGCACTAACGACAACCCCGGTACGTGGGGCGACATTACCAATACTAACCTTGGTACGTTGCTTGAACAGGCCATTTCCGGCTATGTCACTCAGGCCGTAGCAACCGGTACGGATACGATCATCACCATCCCGAACGGTGCAAGTGGTGTTGCCCGTAACATGTACATTGAGTTGACGGGGACCGGTGGTACGAATACAAACCTGATTGTTCCCGCCAACAAGAAGCTCTATTTTGTCTATAACAATGCTTCTGGCGCAGTTACGGTAAAAGTATCCGGTCAGACCGGTGTTTCTATTTTAGCTGGCGAAAAGAAGATTTTAGTCAGCAATGGTACGGATATTGTCGAAGCCACAAGTTACATAACGAGCGCCGTTGGAAGTTTAACGCTTACTACGCTGACGGCTACTTCCGCCAATATTACGACTGTAACTGGCACAACTGCTGGGTTTTCTTCCGCAAATATTACCAATATTTCTTCTGCGGTCGGCGCGTTTACCCTAGTTACTGCCAACACTGTCTCTTCTACTAACGGCAGTTTTACTTCGGCCAATATCACGACCGTAACCGGTAGTAGTGCAACTATTACCAATATTCTGGATGGGTCCGGAAACGTTCGTACGGTGCCGTCTGTTGGTGCAGCAAAAACGTCTAATTACACCTTGTCTGTTTCTGACGTAGGCAAGTTCATTACTATCGGTGCTAGCGGCTCAATCACCGTACCTAATGATGTATTTGCCGCTGGTGATGCCATTTCGTTCTTCAACAACACTAGCACTAGCAAAAGCATCACACTGTCAATTACGACGGCCTACGTTTCAGGCGTTGATATTGATAAGAGTGTAATGACGTTAGACACCCGAGGTGCCGCTACGGTGCTCTTTATTAACCCGTCACTTTGCGTGTTCACGGGCGCGGTGCGATGACAAGTATTCAGCAAATGATACTAGGTGGGGATACTGGATATTCCCCGCCAACTGTTGAATGTCTTGTGGTGGCTGGTGGTGCCGGTGGCGGTGCTGCTTATCGTGACTCTCCTGATTCAGATGTGTGGGGCGGCGGTGGCGGTGCTGGTGGTTACAGAACCTCGGCAAGTATCCAAGTAAGTAGAAAGCAAACTTATACCGTTACTGTTGGCGGCGGTGGGGCTGGCGGAGTTTCGCAAGCGGCTCCCGGTAGTGGTGGGGCTGGTGGAAATTCTGTGTTTAGTACGATTACTTCTACTGCTGGTGGCGGTGGCGGCGGTGCAGCCGTTTATACCTCGGGTGGAGGAGTAGTTTTTGAAGTATATGGAGGTGCAGCGGGCGGTTCTGGTGGTGGATCAGGTAACTATAGCAACGTAGTTCCAACATTACCGGCAGGTGCCGGTGCCGGTAACACTCCAGCAACGGTGCCTAGTCAAGGTAACGACGGTGCGGCGAGGTCCAATGATGCTGGCGGTGGCGGTGGTGGTATTGGTAGTGCTGCATCAAATGGCACTGGTGGGTCGGGTACAGCTAATTCAATAACTGGCACTTCTATTACGTACGCTGCTGGCGGTAGTTGGGGTTCTGGAATTCCGGGCGGGGCTAATACTGGTAACGGCGGTGCTGGGGCTTTAGGTAACGGTAATAACGGAGAGAACGGTGGCTCGGGTATTGTCGTTATTAGATATTCTGATGAATATGATGCCGCTGCCGTCGTAACCGGTTCTCCTTCGTACACAATTTCTGGTGGATATCGTATTTATAAATTCACCGGCTCAGGCTCAATACAGTGGTGATACATGGCACATTTTGCACAGCTTGATGAAAACAATTCGGTAATTGAAGTCATCGTTGTTAATAACAACGTAGTTAATAATTTACCGTTTCCAGAGTCAGAACCCCTTGGCGTGGAGTTCTGCAAATCGCTATATGGTGCTGATACCGTTTGGAAACAAACTAGCTATAACGCTAGTTTTAGAGAGTATTACGCTTGCGTTACTTCACTGTATTTACCGGTTGAAGATGCGTTTACCCCCGTAAAACCGTACCCGTCTTGGCATTGGGACTACGAGAAAAATTGTTGGGAAGCCCCTGTACCCATACCGCAAGACGGTAAAGCCTATTACTGGGATGAAACTACTCAATCTTGGGTCGAGGTACCGCAATCATGATGACAATGGTCTCAACCTTCCTATCTTTCCTTGCGGGTGGGCTGCCTAAGATCCTGC